GTTTCATCTAAATCAAACACAACAATCTTTGAAGAAGATAATGTTTTTGTAGTTTGATATTTTACATATGGTAAATAATATTTTCCCTTGAAAATTTTAACATCATCTTTTGTTACAAGTTCCATGTATATATTTATGTATGTATTTATTGTTTATTTTTCATCGTAATTTTATATTCTTTCCATGATATTTGATTACCTTCATTAAGAGTAATCAATTCTTCTGTATTCTCGTCTTGTGTTTCTGTTATTTTATTTCCTGTTTTATCGCTTACATAAATTTTATGTAATAATTTACCCATCATAACTGAACCTTCTTGTTGATTAATTTCACCGTCTTCTATTTTCTTCAAATATAATAAAGTTTCACTCATTAATCCTAAATCGAGTTCATCTTTGAAAACTTTATTAAAAATACCCATATAACTATTGTATAAAAAAGAACATTTTTTTTTACATAATGAAAGAATTGCTTCATTATCTAAGTCTGCCTTTTCCTTTTTTAGTTTTGTCATTTTTTGAATATCAATCGCAATGAGTGTACTATGTTTCGAAGAACGAATACCTTCTGTATTGTCTTCATATTGATCTTTATTATGATCCATTAAATGCTGTAGGCGTTTACGTTCATTTTCATTCATGATATTTTTAATACATATAATTCTTATATACGTTTAAGGACAATATATATATCTTAATTATTGTATAAATGGAACCATTAGTATCAAAAGGACTTTTTTACAGTATTATCGTAATATGTTTATTATATATATTCAGAAAACCTTTACATGATATAACAGAAATTTTAAAAAAACATACTCGAGATTTTCTATTTAGAAATTTTGTAATAGAAATAAAAAATGGAGAAATGCATTATAATTCAAACTATTTTGTGCGGAAATTTTTTATTCATTTAGATGAATTATTTTTAAAACCATCTGAATATGTCGAATATACGTTTTATGATAAACCTATGATGAAAAAAAATAGACCAAGTGCAACAAATTGGGAACTATATGATGAATAACCATTCTTTACTTTATCAATGAAATGTTTAGTTAATATATAATGAAAGGAAAATTCGGACGTAATTTTAACCTTCAAACATTTGTTTTGTTATGTTTTCTAATTGCAATTGTATATATTTTGTTTTATTACGAAACTGGTTATAAAACTGTTTCTGCAATGTCAACTTTAACATCTCAATGTACTGAAACCTTTAAAAGTTCTTTCCCATCTGTTGTACACAATGCTGCAAATGTAGGACATGAAGTAGCCGCTTCTGAAGGAACAAAAGGAGTTTTAGGAGTTTTTGAAAAAAATGAGTTGAAAGGATCCGCATTAAAATCTAAATTAATAAATGATCCTGTTTCTAATTTAGAAGGAAGCAAAGAATGTGTAAATTCATCATTTGGACTACATAATTCTTCTGGTGGTCTATGTCTTACTGATAATGTAAAAGTTCAATTACAAACAAGAGGAGGTAATCAATAATAAATTTAGTATATAATAATTTATTATTTAAATAGAATTAAACACTTTAGATGTAACTTTCGTATCGACTTTTTTACCATCTACTATTGATGTTTTAAAATACTTCGCTAGAACATGGTTTGAATTTAATATTTGTTCAACTGGTAAAATAGAAAAGTATTGAAATTTAGGTCGTTTTAAAATTTCTTGTTTAGGTATGTAAATACCATATAAATTACTATGAACAACGTCTAGATAATTATCACTCATTAAATCATCTATAATTATTGGCTTACCAATTTTGTTCTTTATTCCAAAAAAAGAACCGTCTACACAATGAATACTGTTGGTTTGACATTTTTCTGCACACCATTGTTCAAAATCTGAATTAAATTCTGTCTCATTATGAAAGTGAGAATCTGTCATTTCTGTCAACTTTGTCATCATCTGTTGCAACAATGGGTCGTTTTTCTTAGCCCCGATACAATACATGCTTGGTAAATATGGTTTTAAATGCTGAGAGTTAGGAATTCTTATTATTTTTTCAACCATAAAAGGTGTGTTTGTCTTGTCGCATTGTGTATACAATGGTTTAAAAGATTTCAAACATAACAAAGAATCAGGCATTATAACCCCACCGTATTTATGAAGAACTTGTAATAATGCAATATTGCGGTATTTTGTTTTAATATTTTCAGGCATTGATTTTAAATCAACATCCCATGTTGGTAAAATTTTTTCAAAAGAATCGTCATCTATTAAACATATGTGAAAATCCTCACCACAATGCTGTATTATGCTTTGTATTGTTAAATATAAATATGGCTGATTTACGTCTGTTGTATTTCGTGACATAAAATTTTTCCATTTGCGAGCGTTTATCTCATGTTCTGAATGAATCCAAATTTTCGGTCTACTATCGCCATGTAAAGCACTTTCATTCAATAGATACTTGCGTACTAATTCATAATCATCATCTTCTTTACTACGATGTATCCAATCAAAATATTTTCTCCCAAATAAACTAGCAACTAGTACTAAAGTTACTGTTAAAATTAAGTGACTTCCTATTTTCTGATTACCTATCATATATAATTAGAAGAGAAGAGTTTATGTTAATTAATTGTTTTTAGGAACCATATAACGAATGCTATATTCTGATCTGTTGTATTTCTTATCACTTATATAATGAATATTGTTTATATTACATATTTGTCGTAAAATTGTTATAAATGAATTATAAGTTAAATTTCTAGTAACAAAGTGTTTTTTAGAATCATAATAATATGGTAATACCTTTTCTAAAAAGACTATATGATAATCATAGTACAACATTTTACTAAATACATTATTATCAACGATATAATATGGTTCGTTATTTGGACAAATTTTATTCAATAATGAATATAAAATGTCTAAAGGTACTTGTTCTTTGAACAAATAATGAGGTTTCATTAAAATTTATAAGTAAAATTATTTCAAGTGGTTATATCATTAAATAAAGAATTAGTGAACAAAGCAAGTTCAATTGGATCTTCATGTATAGTATGAAAAATTGTAATATATTTACACAAATAAGGTATCATTCGGTACTTTATATTATCATCTATTTGTTCTGTTTTCTTTATAAAATTAAAAAAATAATCTAAAATATCAATAACCGAATATCCACTAAAATGTAGTTCATACAATAATGAAATCCCTTCGTGTAAATTTTTATTTTTATACGCATCTAAATACTTTTCAAAGTGTTGCATTGAAATATGAGAACATGTATTTTTGCATAACTCTAATGTTATTGGTTCATTTAAAATTATTAATTTTTCTAAGCAGTTCATTATTACTCGTATCGAATAGTCTGACATACTTAACAAATAATTCTTACATTCTTCATTTATTTCTATTTTTTCATTTTTAATTATTCTTTCCATATGCCAACATATTTGATCAAGCGTGGGGGTACTAATTTGAATAATATGTATGCGACTTTGTATACTTTCAATTATTTTTTGAATATTAGTACATGCACATAAAAAATGAACATTTTTTTTATAATGATCCATGTAATTACGAAATACTTGTTGACTTTGTTCATTTACATTATCTAAATCATCAATTACTACCATTTTCTTCTTGTTTGGAATTGTACAATGAGTCAAACAAAAAGTTTTCATTTCATTACGATAATATTGAACACCTTGTTCTTTCAAATTGTTGATATATAATATATTATTTTCTGGTAGACTTTTATTAATATCTATTTCATAGTATTCTCTGATAAGTGCTTCCAATAAAAGAGTTTTTCCTGTATTTGTATTCCCATATAGTAGTATATTTAAATCGTCCATTTTTACAAATGTTTTTAATGCCAATAACGTATGCTCATTTAACTTAAAATCTTCCAAATAATAAGGCTTATATTTTGATATAAATAAAGGTTCCATATAATTCATTATAAAACTTATTTTTATGTAAGTAATTATATAAAAACATTATTAATTATCGATTATGGATGACTTATATTCAATACTCGATGTAAAGAAAAATGCAAGTGATACAGAAATAAAAAAAGCATATAGAAAGTTGTCTTTAAAGTATCACCCAGATAAGAACCCAGATCCAGTTGCTACTGATAAATTTAAGAAAATAAGCGAAGCATATGAAACATTAGGTGATACAAATAAAAGAAAAATGTACGATATGCAAAGATCAGGTAATGGGTTTGGATTTATACCAGGAATGTCTGGAATGCATAGTAGTCATGGAATGAATAATGAATTTCCACCTGGATTTCCACCTGGATTTCAAATGAATGATATATTTGAACAAATGTTTGCTGGTAACTTTGGTGGAAATATGGCGAACCCAAACATTCGTATATATCATAACGGAAAGCAAGTTAACGTTAACAATCACCCTGTTAAACCAAAACCCATAAATGTACGTATTAATATTGATCTAGAACAAGCTTATAGTGGATCTACTATCAATATTGATTATGAAAGAACAGTGATTTTACAAGGACAATCCAATAAAGAACCTAAAAGTATAGAATTACAGTTACCACAGGGTATAGAGAATAATGACACTTTTATAATAACAGGCGGGGGAAATCAAACTGAAAGCATGGAAGGCGATTTAAATATTAACATAACAGTCAATAAACACCCCATATTTGAAAGAAAAAAATTAGATTTATACATGAAAAAAGAAATTTCATTAAAAGAAGCATTATGTGGGTTTTCATTAGAAATATTACATCTCAGTAAAAAAATGATAAGAGTATCAAATAACCAAACTGTTGTTTATCCTGGGTTTACTAAAGAAATTGTTGATTTTGGTATGATAAAAAATAATTCTACAGGAAAATTAATTTTAGAATTTAGTATTAAATTTCCTGAAAATTTATCAAAAGAACAAACAGAAATATTATCTTCTACTTTGTAATTATTATAATATTAATTATTAAAATAATTAAGGTTCGAATGATACCTTTTTGCTTTCAATTGCGGCATCGACTATATATATAGAATTCTCAGTCAATACAATATAATCTTTTTGATTTATTCTGTATACCTTATCAACATAACTGGTATACTCCTCCTTGTTTTTTATTAACATCTTTTTTGTTACACCATCCTCTTCACGAATACCTATAATCACTTTTTTTTCTATAGACTCTGTCCAATAATCCATCATAATGGGTCTGTCTTCAACTATTCCTATTTTCATAGCATTTTGCATAGTTTTTACATCGAGTAAACGACATCCATTTTCTAACACAACATCTTGAGAAGTAGACATATATAACTATCTATATTTCGACACTTTAAATACTTTTTTTTACTATTTATTTGTTATTTTTTCATAATATTCTTCTGTAACTTCAAATGTCTTTTTTCTAATTTTTGTCTTCTTTGCTTTTAAAATCGGGTTATCTCCTTGTGCCCGTATTGAAAGATACTCGGTAATTAGCATATTTTTCACATACTCATACACTAGCGTTAATACCTTTTTTGTACAATTTCCTACTATTAAACAATTTCCTGTTCTAAATATCATAAACGATATCTTGGTATATTTCTCATTTACTAATTCATCTAATTCACTCATTGTTACGTTTCTATCAGAATTATCTAATACTCCAGTTTGATGTTCAAGTGAATGTTCTGAACCATTATTGTAATAAAACTTACACTTTACACCTGGATACATTGATGGATCATAAGTTGGGTTTAACTTATATTTTGTTGTTAATATTTGTTTTAACTTATTTTGGTTTATAAAATACCCACAATTAAAATTTGAGTTTATCAATACATTACTTTTTGGTTTTACTATTTCAAAGTAACTCTTTTCTTTTTTATTTGTTTCTTTGTTCTTTTTTGACTTAACAAATCTAACCACATCTGGGTATTCATCTTCAGACATTAGTTTTATTTTATAATCAAAATGTGGTTGAATCATATCTAAAATAAATGTTTTCGTTTTTTCAGACAGTTCTTCGTCCACTATACCAGGTATAGCCAATCTACCTGTGTTAAATACTTTTACATGAATCTCGTTGAATATTTCTTTGTGTTTTATTCTTACTATTAGCGCAAAGCAATTTATAAAAGCATTTTTATTTTTTCCATGACAGTTCATTATGTCTTTTTTGGAAATACCAATTGTTAACTTCCTCACATCTTTGAACTTTATCTTTCTGGCATTCGGATTGTCTATTTCTTTTGTTACTTTTTCTGTAAAGTACTCTTCTTTATCTCTTTTCTTCTCATATTCAGTGTACTCTTCTTTTGTATTACATACTATCCTCATCTGTTTTTTTATTATACCACATTTCGGTTCCGTATATAAAATTACAGGCAGTGACCAAAATATTTTATCCACATCTAAAGTTTTTGTGTTTAAGAAGAATATTTTGGTTTGTGTTGATATGTATAATTCTTGACATTGTTGTTTATTATATGATATTTGTGATTCACTGTCATCATTGATGTTGTTATTGCTATATTCATTTTCAACAACATCATCTGACCCCTCATCTGACGAGTCGTTACACTCGTCTAGGAATTTTTGCCATTCATTATCAATCGTCATATTCACTAATTGTTTGATACTTTTTATCTATATATTATTTATCAATTTTTTTATATTCTTCTATTATGTGATAAATAAAGTAAGAAAGTTCATACACACGAGTATTTGAATGTATGATTGTTTCACAAATATTCAAAAATGAACTCGTTATATATTTGTTATGGTGTATAATCATATGATGGAAATATTTTTTTATACAAGTATTTATATCCAAATTACTACTTTCTGTAGTTATTTTTTGAATAAAACTATTTATTTCTTTTTCATTTTTACTTTTAAATAATGTGTGTATATTCTCCCATAATTCATTATTAAATAATGTCGTCTCCCAATTTGGATCTGTATGATTCAATTGTATAAAATTCACCATAGAACGAATGTCGTTATGAAACATATCTTGTATTGTATTTATTGTTTCCTTTTTTATTGTTATTTTTTCACTTTCTGCAATATGTGATATAAATTTTACTATCTCATCTGACGGTAAATGGTTAAATCGTATACAAATAAATTCATTTTTTAATGACTCATCTAATTTACAAATATAATTACATATTAGACAAAATCTAACATTCGCATTACATGATTGAATTAAATTTTTTAACGCTTGTTGTGCGTTTTTTGTCATATAATCAACTTCATCTAATATAACAAACTTATATCCCTTTTCAAACATATTGTTCGACTGTACATACTGATATATTTGAGTTCTAATCACTTCTATTCCTCTTTCATCTGATGCATTTAAATGCATTATTGTTTCACGATTAATACGATAATGAGTTTGTTGATACTCTCTAATTATGTTTTCTGCTGATGTTGTTTTTCCTGCGCCGGGTGGACCATATAATAACAAATGAGGGAAGCGTCCAGAATTTAAAATATTTTTAAATATTGTACGTGTTTGTGATTCTAATACTATGTTTGTAAATTTGGTCGGACGATATTTCTCACACCAAGGAGTTGTCATGAATATGACATAAAAACAGTTTTATACTAGTTATCTTAAAAGAGTTTTTTAAAAGGATTTAAAGATTTATCACTTTTTTTTGAAATGAGCGAACCTAAAAAAAGAGGAAGAAGAAAGAAAATTGTTAGTGATCAAGATAATAAAGTATCTACTAAATCGTCTATCACATTGAAAACTAACGATTTTTCACTACAAAGAGAAACCACATTTAAACAGAAAAATATTATTCTACATTTAAAATGTTCATCTAACGACATAGATCAATATCTACAATCCCAAAATATTAATTCTACAGAATTTGTATATAATCCATCTGCGCCAAAAGAAATTGAACCATATCAATATAACGATGATTATCAATCTAATTATCAATTAATAGATAGTATTATAGATGAACAAAAAAAAACTGCTTATTCTTTAGACGTTCAGCCATTGTCATCTAAATGTGAAGTGTGTGCTAGAAAAAAGGAATTAGAAACAGAAGGTGACGAATATAATAAAATAAAGGATTTAAAAATTCAATATTACAAAAATAATATACCTGATAAAAAGGTTGATTGCTTTTGGTGTACATATCCTTATGATAATGATGCATTTTATATACTACAAAACTCTACTCATAGTGACCTTTTAGCACACGGATCTTTTTGTAGTCCTTCTTGTGCTGTCGCTTATTTATTTTCTAATATGAATTGGGATGACTCTGCGAAAATGGAGTCGTATCAATTAATGAACTATTATTATGCTGAAAATCATTCATATGAAAAAAGCATAAAACCGGCTATGTCACCTTATTATTTTTTAGAGAAATATTATGGAAATTTATCTATACAAGAATACCGAAAATTATCTAGTCATTCTCATGTTATGATCTGTTTGCAAAAACCAATTACACGAGTTCTTCCTGAAATTCAAGAGGAAAATGACAATGTACTTAATGAAGGCAAAGGCAATCTTGGCGTGTACAAAGTAAAAAAACAAAGTGAAAAACCACCACAACAAAATAGAAATGAAATTTTAAAGAACCAATTTCTTGGTATAACTCAATAAATAAAAAATTGATTTTGTAATGTTACAAAGTATATAAACATTACAAACTATTATACAATAACTAACATCATAATTATGGAAGTGTGTGACATTCTTTTCAATAACATTGCTCATTTTCGTAACATCGAAAAGCAATACAACGCTCGTATTGAAAAAATTAAACAGAAACATAATAATACTAAAGTAAAATTAAAGGCTGCCTTTTATGAAAAAAAATGTTTACAAAATTCAAACGACCAACTGCAAAGAGAAAATATCGCTCTATGGAAGGTTATCAATAAATTTATTAAAAACAAAAATAAAAAAGCAACATTTGAAAAAAATAAACATCCGATTGATAGTGACTATCTTACTACAGAAGATAGTCAAAGCGAAGAAGAGGTTGTCACTCAAACGGATAAACAAATAACTAGAAACGATGACATATTGGTTGATAGACAGGATTCCATTGATGATCTTTTAGAAAATCTTTCAGAAGATCAATTAAAACAATTAGAAGGAATGAGTATGAAACATGTAGAAGAGTCAGGAGAAAAAGAGAATGTAGAAGAGTCAGGAGAAAAAGAGAATGTAGAAGAGTCAGGAGAAAAAGAGAATGTAGAAGAGTCAGGTGAAGTAGAAGTAGAAGTAGAAGAATCAGGTGAAGAAGAAGAAGTAGAAGTAGAAGTAGAAGAGTCAGGTGAAGAAGAAGAAGAAGAAGTAGAAGTAGAAGAGTCAGGTGAAGAAGAAGAAGTAGAAGTAGAAGAATCAGGTGAAGAAGTAGAAGTAGAAGAGTCAGGTGAAGAAGAAGAAGTAGAAGTAGAAGAATCAGGTGAAGAAGAAGAAGAAGTAGAAGTAGAAGAATCAGGTGAAGAAGAAGTAGAAGTAGAAGAGTCAGGTGAAGAAGAAGTAGAAGTAGAAGTAGAAGAATCAGGTGAAGAAGAAGAAGTAGAAGTAGAAGAATCAGGTGAAGAAGAAGTAGAAGTAGAAGAGTCAGGTGAAGAAGAAGAAGTAGAAGTAGAAGTACAAGAATCAGGTGAAGAAGAAGAAGTAGAAGTAGAAGAATCAGGTGAAGAAGAGGAAGAGGAAGAAGTGTTTATGAAAGAAATAGATGGGAAATCATACTATGTAGATACTAAAGGAATGATTTATGCAGTTACTGAAGATGAAGAAGTTGGTGATGAAGTCGGGTACTATGAAGACGGAGAGCCTGGATTTTATGAATAAATGATTATTAATATTTACGTCTAGTTTGGTTTTTACGTTTGACTTTATTTTTATCAGAAGGTTTATTTCGTTTGGTGTTATTATTTATTTTTTTTACCTTATTATGAAGAAAATCATTAGATTCTTCTGGTTGATTTTTTGATTTTTTCACATCATCATAATAACTACATTTAATTTTAGAGAATTTTTCATCGTTCATTTTTCCAGGTAATAAACTTAGAAAAATATAAGCTTCATATGTTGATTTTTGATTTTTTAATTTATCAATGCCTGTATATAACAAAGAACTTACTTCTCTTTTTCCTTCACAATTCATATTATCTTCTATACATTGTTTAATCTTACTAAATGATTCCGTTGAGTTTATTTCAGAACTTGAAAGAGGATCAGTGTATGATCTTGCTAGAGACTTCCACATCGGATTGAATATGAATCGTTCATTGTAAAGTTTCGTTAAATTTTCTAAAAATTTCAAAAAATTAGGAAATGTTTTTGATATAATTTTCTTTTCTGATTCTTGTAAGTTTCCTATATTTTTGTCTTGTGAAACATATTCATATAACTCTGACAGTTGTTGTATTTGTTTTATGTCTTTAGAGTATTCTCTAATAGAACTTATATATGGAACGTTTATATCTAGAATATTCTCTAAGTTATAAGTTTTGAAAAATATTCGTATGTCATTTTTAAAAGAAGATAAGTAAGATAAAAATTTATCTACTGCCTGTTTTAGTTGAGGGTATCTAGCTAATATTTTTGGATTTTTAATTAAATATTCTATAAAAACATGACTTTTGGATTTTTCATTGTGTGCTAGTTTAACTTTTAAATTATTTTTGGCAATAAAATTGTCTAATCCTTTTATTTCTGGTGTTATAGTTTCGTCATTGTTTTCTATACGTACATTACCCTTTTCATCTATTGAGAAATCTCGTATTGATTTAGCATTAACGTGCATTCCTTCTCGGTAAGGTGCTAATATTTTTTCAAATTGTTCTCTTATTTGATGAAATAAAGTATTTCTTGAAGTACTACGTATATGTTTATTTACCTTCTTGTAATATCTTTCGAATCTAAAAGTTATGTCTACGCAAAATAAGTTGAGATATAATTCTTCTAGTTCAGAATTTTTTTTTTGAAGTTTGTCTATGTCTTTCTTTTCGTATTGAAAATTATTATAATTGACTAAAACCTCATAATATTTCTGAATGTTTAATGCATCGTTTAACCATACTACATTATTTACAGTGTAATTACTTCCTCCTACTTTAATTATGTTATATTTACTAGTCTTATTCAACATGCGTTTAAAAAAAGATCCATATCCATTTTTTACAGTAGGTACTTTTGATTTATCATAATATGAAATAGATTGTTTATACGATGATATATTTCCATCTGGGAATAAAGTTCTTATCATAAATTCAAAATTCTGTATGTTTATATCGTTAATATTAAATTTTTTGTTTTCTGTATCTTCTATATCTTCTGTCAAATTCATCATTTTTTTGAAAACAGACTTATTAAAAAAGAACTCTAATACCTTTTCAAATTTACTTTTTGAAATAATGTCATACGGGTATTTCTTACTAGGATGAAAATATGGATATTTGTCTAACTGCTTAACTCCGTTATATTCAAACATTGAACTGGTTAATTCAATGTTATTATTGACAGAAATATTACTTTTTATAATGACATTTATCTTAGCCAAAGACATTTATGAATGTATTTATATATATAAACACATTATTTTGTTTTTAAAGTGTTCTCTAATACCAGTTTAGCTTTGTCGAAAACTTTTATGGCGTCTTCTAATTCATTCTTAGATAAGTCATTTTCATCTAAACGTTGCATTTGTTCTGTAACGAAACCTTCTGGTAAACAACAAAAATAACTTTCTTCATTAAAAATAAATCCCATTAATATTATAAAAACACACGTCACAATAGTAGCTGGAAAAACATCTCTTGTTCCCATCCATGAAATAGCAAAAACTAGAATATAACTGCTAAAGTTATGTTTTATATAAGATTCTACAGTTTTTGGAATTGGAAGTGTTATAAACTTTGATGAAATATTCAAAAGTAAAATTATCATACCTGCAAAAAATTTGCTATCATTCACATTTTTTATATTATCATACAAATGACTCATATTAATGTTCACACTTGTTTTCATTCTATATTTTAATACACGAAAATATTAACTACTCGGGCAAATTTCAGAAACGACCATTTTATTTAATACAACTGGATTTCCTGAGTCAACTTTTACATTTGTACTAACAACTTTCCCACGTGACTGATTAGGTATGTTAATATTTAAAGATGAATTCACTGGGTTCGAACTTAAACACATCGTTGATGGAATATGTTTAGGCGTTTCACTAATTTCTTTATATGCTTTGTTTAATGATGTTAATTTAGAATGCTTAGGATTGCTCTTTAAATATTGAACATTTTTTTTTACTGATTTAGGGATATGCTCATTGTAATTTAGTGTTTGTTTAGAAATAAATGGCTCATTAATACATTGTATCAACAAAATATACACTAAACACGCAAACACTCCATATAATGGATTAAAGTCGGTATATAAAATTATTAAGATAGCCATTATAGTTTTTCCTAAAATAGAATGAACCCACATTTGGAAGTGAAATGGGTATAAAAAATAGAATAACAATAGCGTTAAAGGGAAGGACTGGAGTAACAATTGTATGAATTCTTCGTCTTTCATGTATATATTAAGTTATTTTTTTGTTTGCAAAAAAAAAATCTGCCTATTTTGTAGATAGGAATGTCTTTGTTAACACAAGCCACCCCATGGAATCAAGAAATCAACAAAAAAAAACCGAGAATGAAAGAAAGGTTTCAAAGTATTCAAGACACCATTAAAAATTCAGAAAACGACGAAAATATTAACAATGATAGAAACAAAAAAGTAGAAAGTATAATCGAGAAAATGACAAATATGAATGACGACTCTTCAGATTTAGCAGATTTTAATCCAGAATTACCCAAACCTCCTAAAGTAGATGATTTAATACCTAAAATTGAAAATATGGTTCCTGATATCAAAAGAGCGATTCCTAATGATATTAATGACTTATATGATCCTATAGAGTCGTATGAGAATAATGGAATAGAAGAAAATTTTGAAGGAATGGACCCTACCTCCGTTTATAAACGTAAAGGTAGCTCATATGCAGACAGTTATCAGCCTCATATCTCTTATAATAACAATTCTGTCCCTATGAGACAACACGTTAAGCAGAAGCCATCATACTCAGCAGATACTGATCTAATTGAAAAAATAAACTATATGATTCATTTGCTAGAAGAACAAAAGAAAGAGCCAACGCAAAATATCTTAGAAGAATACATTTTGTATTGTTTATTAGGTGTTTTTATGATTTATTTAGTAGATTCTTTTACAAAAGCTGGTAAATATGTAAGATAATTAATATGAATGACATTTATTAATTATCATGAAATATACTCACTAAGAAATAAAAATAATGTTAGATTTAAAAACAACTATGATCATATGGTACGAACTTATGTAATTTATACTTCTGTAGATAAACAAATAGACGCACCACCGTCCATTATTAAATTTGATCCTGTGATGAATTCATTTGATATTAAATAATATACAAATTCTGCAACATTATTACTTGTTCCAATTTTATGTAATATATGTTTATTTGAAAGATTTTCAACAAGAACATTTTCATTACCGCTCCCAACATGACCTCGTGATAGACCAGCCCGAAGCATTTTTGTATCAATTGCTCCTGGTGATATAGAATTTACTCGGATATTAAATTTTCCTAATTCTATGGCTAAATTTTTTGTCAAACCAATAACTGCTGACTTTGAACAAGCGTACGGTGCAATATTTGAAGAAGTAACTGTAGCATGAACAGATCCAATATTTATTATATTAGCATTTTTACTTTTTTTTAACATATCTATGCAAAATTTTGTAAGTAAAAATATTGGTCTTACATTTGAATTCATAGTATAGTCCCATTCTTTGATTTCGTATTCCCATATTGATTTACATATTTGTGTTGCTGCATTGTTTACGATACAATCGACTACATTTAACTGTAGTTTTTCAATATGTTCTTTTAATTTGTCTGCATCGCTTATATCACAACAAATAAATTTATCAATATATTGTGTATCTGTATCCTTTTTTAGGTCTATACCTATGGTTGTCCAATTATATTTTTTGAAGTGTTTGACAATTGATTGTCCTATGTCTCCATTTACCCCAGTCACAATAACAACTTTCTCATTGTTTAAGCCATGATACTTATGTAATTCTTCTGTTAAAACAAAGTCACTTTCTATGTCTATATCACTAGATTCAATGTCGTTCATAACATAAATATATGGTTTATATCCAACCCTGTGATGTCTTTCAAACAATATGTCTTTTTTGAAAATATATAGACATGAATTTTCCTCATATAAAGGTTCTAGTTTTTGTGTTGGAATAAGTTCATTTGGGTTATGATTTAATGCTGATACTTTATCGTTTTTATTTGTATATAATCGTGTTTGAAGTTGTTTTGCAGTAAACAAACTATCATAACCTTCTTTTTCTTTTTCAATAAATGTTTCAATACATTTATCTATTGTTTCTATTTTTAATAAAGGATTTGTAACATGTGTTTGTAAATAATAATCATAGTTTAAGTCTAGCTTCGTAATAATATTTTCAAGTAATACATTTGTTGGAGTATCTCCGGGTTGCAATTCTAATGGACGTTCATATACAGAAATCATTGTATCTTTAAAATCTGTTTGAACTGACTCCATTACAATGGGACTATTAGTGTCGATATAAATATGATTAATGTATTTACTTTTTAAGAGAGTATTTAAAATGATATGAAACAATGGTTTTTCATTGAAATCACGGAAATTTTTACCAGGAACACGCTCTGAATTATGTTTTATAGGTACGATAATACATATTTTCATTTATTTATAATAAAAATAAATATTTCTTTTTATTTAGATTAATTGAATTTATATAATTATTCATAAATCGAAGGATACATTTTAATTAATCTACTAAGAAACCTTCCGCCATTAAATGTATGATTTAATATAATATTTATATAATTATTTAATTTATCAAAATTAGAACCATTTTCAGGGAAACAAAAAAAATTAGCACCGTTATGTTCTACACTCATTTGAGCAGAAAAATTATCGTATATTAATGCTGATACTATATGTTTATGCTTATTTGCACATATATTTACACCTTGTCCTGTTCTACAAAAACCAAAACCGTATTGGATTTTATTGTTTTTAATATCATTACATACACTATCTATATATTCGTAATAATCGCAATTTTTATCAGAAAAACATCCATAATCTATAAACTTAATATTCATATTCTGTAACACTTTTATCATAGAAGATTTAGCTTTATATCCAGAATGGTCTGACGCTAAACCTATTATTTTATATTTATCTAATTTATTAAAATACAATCTTTCTATTAAAAGTTGCTCATTCTTAGTTCCTAATGGATACATATATTTGATATTATAATTTTTTACATCTATTTTATCTTGGACTAGTAAATTATATAATAATGATATATAGAACTTATTATTAAATTTAATACCTGTATCAAACATTTTTTTCAAATAATATAATAATAATTTACCATCAGTAAAACAATATAAACCGATTAAAGCGTTTTCACTAATTACTTTCTTTTCTTCTACTTTCAATACGTTATTATTATCATCAATTTTTGCATAGCTATGGAAATTACTATTTGATTTAAATGTAACTATTAAATTACCACTTAGTTTATTTAATATCAGTTTTTCACTTAAATAAATATAGGGGGTATGTATAATTATTTGTTCATTGTCAAAATCCAGTATTTTATCCCTTGCTAACATTATTGTTTCAGGCATACTTTGAGTTGTATAGTCACATGTTATTATAGTTACATTGTATTTGTTGCTAAATGAATTAGTTATATAAGTATCTAATGAATAATTTAGTTTATGTATTTCTTTTATAATAAAGATAACATTAATACTAGAATCTATAACTATATTTTCTAAACTTAATTCTAAAATAGTTTTACCATTAACTATTGTTAATGGTTTACAGAAACGATCTTCATTTCCACCGCAAAGTGGTAAAATGAATAACATTATACTTTTATATTAAATAATATATAAAAAAATATATAACATCTATTATATGGATAATAATATTGTTAATATATCCAATATTTTAGATATTCCTACAGAAAATATATTATTTCATGAAAATGAAAATACTATAATTGGTAATATTTGTAACATATATTATTATACTGTATTTTTTTATTATAATAACGGTAATAATACCAATAATAAAAAGATAATTCTAAAAATCAGTAACTTTGATAATGTTTTATCTACCGACGCAATAGAATTAAATTTATATGAAAACGAACTCTACTTTTATAACAATATTTCTAAGATAATAAATAATATTAATATACCTAAAAATTACGGAAGTTTTAAAGAAGAAAGTAAGCATGGGATTTTATTGGAAAATTTATCACAAAATTATAATGGTAATTTTAATATAAATTTAAATACTAATATACAATTAATTATTAATGTTTTAAATTCTATTCATAATTTACATTGTAAATTTTATTTCAATAATGATGATGAAATCATTGAATGTATGAGAAAATTAAAGAAAGTAAACGATATAGATCATTATTCTAATTTAATAAACAAACAATTTAATAATTTTATGATTCTAAATTGTGATTTAACAAAAAAACACAAAGAGATTATTTTAAATATTTACAATAATTATCAAAAATTGTTAGAAGAATGTTCTAAATTTCCATTATCATTTTGTCATGGTGATTTAAAATCTGGTAATATTTTTTTTAAAGATAACGTAGAACCATATTTCTTTGACTGGCAATATATACATTTAAATAAAGGAGTTAGTGATATTGTTTTTTTTCTAGTAGAATGTATTGAATTCAATGAATATACAGCAGACATAGTTGAAAAATATTATTTTAAATTAATTTCAGGAAAACACCCAGAAATAACATATGAAAATTATAAAAAAGATTTTATTAATTCATTATGTATTTTTCCATTTTTTGTTATGATTTGGTTTAATAGTAAATTAGAATATCGCAACGAAAATAGCGATTATAAAGATTCACCTACAAAATTTATGAACAA